CCAGAGCGGTCTTTGTCGCGGGGACAGTCATAGGTCGTCCTCGGTGGTGGTGTTGCCGTCAATTACGGGAGGCTCTGGCGCGACCCATGGCGGGGCCTGCCGGTCTGGCTTGCCGCGCAGGAAGTCCTGCGGATGGCGGTAGTCCCAACAATCGTTCGTCCCGGCCCCCTTGCAGACGCGCAGGCCCGTCCATTCCAGAGCGATCTGGTTGGATTTGAACTTGCGGCCACAACGCTGGCAAATCGCGTTCCATCGGCCCAGAACGAACGTTGTCATCAGGCCGCCGTTACAGCCCGGAAAGAAACGACCAGCGTGCCGTTGAGCGCCTGCGCCGTCGCGTGCTTGTTGATCACGGTGATGACCAGCGTACCGGCGCCGGGCGTCACGGTGCCGATCATCGGCGTCCCTTGGGTGTTGGTCCCATTGGCGACAGACGCCGTGACCACATCCGCCGCAGCAATGGAGGTGTTGGTGATCGTCAGTGTGTAGATCACGTTTTGCGCGGTCGTCAGCGCCTCAGTCGTGACTTTACCGACCTTGGCCGCGAGGGTAGCAGCGCCAGCCGTTGCCGTCGCCGCACCGATCGGGGCTTTAAGCCCGCCCTGCGCGTTGAAGGTTCCGGTGACGATCATATCATTTTTGAAGGTTGTCGTTGCCATTTGATGACTCCTGTCGTGGCAAATGTCGGCTCTGGGCCGTCAGGGGGTATCAAAACTATCAAAACCCCGTTTTAGGTTTTGATATGGGGTAATACCAACTCCGAATTTTGATTTTCAGAGTTGGTATTACTGTCAATTTTGGGGCGGAAGTGACCCCTACTCGTCAAGCTCCCTCCGACCCGATGACGCAGCGCCAGTCATGCCAGAAAGGCACATAGCGTTCGGTCGCCTTCATGCGGGCGTTCGACGTGTCGAAGTCGTTGTCCTGCTCGAAGGCATAGGCGCGGCGCTGCTGGGAAATCAGGCCGTCCTCGATGTCGGTGATGATGAACCACGCATCAGCGTCGCTCAGGTACGGCCAGATGACAGTGCCGCCCGGGAACACGCCTTCCGACTTCATCGCATTGATGTCGTTGTTCGCCGTTCCCGACTGGTTGGTTGACGACAGGATGCGCGCCGCATTCCAGCGGTTTGCCGAAGCCGCCACCAGTTTCTTCTCGCGAACCATGATCCGCAGGCCGCGCGAATCCCGCGTGTCTGCGAGTTGGATCATCGCGTCTTCAAGCGATGCTTCCGACATATCCGCCGCGACAGTCAGCTTGTTGGACTGAGTGCCGTTGACGGTCGGGTGAGCAGTCGAAATCAGGCAAACACCGTCGCCGCCGACATAGCTGGAACTGAAAGCGCGGTTGAGGATGTTCGCGTGCACAACCTCTTTCGTCTGGCGCATGGATCGGGCCAGATTCTTGGCCAGCCGTGCGGCAACCGAACCATACTGGTTGTCCTCGATCGCCACCTGAGTGACGATGGCCCCGAGGCCATAGACCACGTTGGTCGCGCGGGTGACATAGCCTTGCCCGGTACCGTCATAGGTCACGCCAGCGCCCTCAGCGATGATCGCGCCAAGGCCGGTGCTCGTGCGTTCGAGATATTCCTCAAACGCCTTGTCGGACTTGGCCTTTTCAAAGACCTGCGCCCAGATCGGAACACCCTCATTGTAGGTGTCGCCGCCGATTTTCTTGATCCCCGGCCAAAGTTCTTTGGGATGCGTGCCGCTGGAAATAATCGAAGTCATTTTCTCATGCCCCCCTTAGAAGCCGATGACGTTGTTAGCTTCGGTGTGCTGGTTGATCTTGACTTCAACGCGGGTCCACGCGGACGCGGCCTCGTTGGTCTCGGAGTTGTAGACGCGCTGGATGGTCAGTTGGTTGGACGCATCAGCGGCGGGGACATCCGAGGTGGTGTCAAGCTCGACGCCAGACAGACCCGAAACGGTCGACCCGGCGTTGGTGTAGATCAGAACGGCGTTCAGCCCGACATCTGCGGCGGCAATTGCCCCGTCAGCCTGGATCAGGAACACAACATCGGGGTCGTCGCAGACATAGACGATGCGTGCGGTCGACGCGGTGTTGTAGTTCAGGTTCAGGTTTGTTGAAATCGGGGCAAACCCGACGATGACACCCGTGATCGGGTTGCCGTCGCCAGCCGCCGCCTTGTTGATCTCGGGCAGCGTCCCGATGCCGAACTTGCCAGCGCCGGGGGCGGAAACTTCCGCCGTGTTGCTGGTGCCGGTCTTGACGACAGGATCGCCGATGAACAGGGCGGTCGCGTAGGTGGACGGGACGTAGTAGCTGTTAAACGCGCCGTTGTAGGGCGCGCCGTTGCGATGGCGAATGGGCCGGAGCCCGAACGCGCTATCAAGGTTAGCCATTTTCTGGCCTCCATGTGACCCTAGATGGAGATGCCCCCGCTAGGGATGTAATCGGAAATCGAAGCGCCATCGCGGTCTCTGCCGCGTCTCAGCATCTTCAGTTGCTCGTCGAGCGCCTCAGCCTTGATCCGCTTGTCGGCCTCGTAGTATGCTTTGGGCTTGCGGCAGAGGTACGCCTTCATCGGCGCGTTGTTCGCCCCGGCCCCCACCACCTTGGAAACTGCCTGTCCCAGATCGTCGGAATCCTCTTTCACGATTCCGCCGCTCTGAGACACGATATCCCAGTCATCTTCTTTGGTCTTCTGGAAGATCCGCGCGGGTTCGTCGTTGATCCAACGAAACTCGTACTTTGCCAGATCCTCATCCGAGATGGACACGCCCAGGCGGGTGCCATGCACGGTTGTGCGCTTCTTGCGGCGACGTTCGCCCATCTCCACGCGGTCGATTTCTTCGCGGGGCGGGCGGCCACGGCGGGGTGCATCATCCATTGTTGTAATCCTCGAAATACTGTTTCCGGTCGGCCTCGGTGTCCTTGAACACCCCATCAGCAACGAACCGGCTGAACTGTGCGCGGGCGCTGGACGGCAGACCGTCAAACCCCGATTTGGCCTTGAAGATGCCGCCGCCACCGCCTTCAACGGGCGATGCAGCCACCTTCTTCGGCGCGGCTTCCTGCGGGAATATGTGCGGGAAGTATTTGCGCACTTCACGCTCCGCATAGGCTGCCTGTTCCGCGATTGTCGCCCTTCCAGACAGCAACCCCTGTTTGAGGGCCACGCTTGTCAGCAAGTGCCCTTGCTCCCGTAGAAACGGGTCTTTCAGCCATGGGTGCGCGTCATAGAGCGGCACAACGGGGTCAGATTCGGGCGGGGATTCCATCTCTGGAACTTCAGGCGCGCGCATCCCGTCGATGCGGTCAGTCGTGCGCTTGAACTCGTCAACGTCGCCGACTTCCACCGCAGATAGCTGCTGCGCCTTGAGGGTGGCGATTTCCGCCTCGTACCGGGCCTTTTCAGCCTCCTGGAACCGCTTGACCTGCGCGGAGATTGCCGCTTCGGACCGGCGGGCGATTTCCTCGGTCTGGGTCAGGCGCTCGCGCAGTTTCTGGAACGGGCTGAATTTCTCGGCGCGCTCCATGAATCGGCGCGGATCGTCGATGAACCCAGCGGGGACTTTGCCTTCCCACTCATCGACCGACTTCCAGCCAAAGGCACGCGCCTCGGCCTCAACCTCATCGTCCCATTCCTTGGACGGTACTTCCTGCTCTGCCGGTTCTTCCGGCGTCAGGTCTTCGTCCTCAAGCGGCTGCATTGATCACCCCCGCGATGGACTCGTCCTGCAACAGCCAATATTCCTCTCCGTCGACGCCGGTAATTGCCGTGGCGCTGTACCGCGAGAAAAACACATGGTCGCCCACCTTGGGCTTGGCACTCTCGTCCGACCACTTCGCATAGCTGAATGCGTGTTCGGACATGGCATCAATGACGCCATCTGTTCGGGCGTACGAGTTCTTTTCGACAACCTGCTCAGGCATGATCAGGCCGCCTTTGGTCTTGGTCTCAACCGCTATGGGCTTGACCAGCACCTTGTAGTGCATCGGTTGAATTCCGCTTGTACTCTTTAGGCGAATTCCGCTTGTACTCATCGACTTTCCTCATTGCTTCTTTCAGGTCGGCTTCGTCTGTCTCGAAAAAATCCTCGGTGAACTGCTCAATCATCCTGAGCGTCATCCGGTCGTTTTCTGTCACCGTGCGGCCCGCCCACCACGCCTCTTTCAGCGCGTGCTGCCGGACCTCTGCCATCTGGCTAAGCGCCGACTTGAGCGCCTGCGTCACCGGATGGTCGCGCCACTCCGCTATTTGTTCCTGCGAGGGCACGGGTAATCTCATCTTTTCGCTCCATCATCATCATTTTGACCGCCTGCAATTCAATCTGCCGGTCGGCGTTGTTGATCCCCGCCATGGTTTCGGCGGTCTTGGCGGCAAGGTCGTCGATCTTGGCGATGGTAAGGTCAATCTCTGCCATCTGCTGCGCCAGCCCGGTTTTCAGGCCGATGAGTTGCAGCCCCTTCATCATCTGCGCTTCTTCTGCCGCCGCCGGGTCCATCTTCGGAATGAGTTTCTCCACATCCGCGATCCCCGCAGCCTGCAAGATCCGGTCGGTCGCTTCTGCCGGGTCGACAAGGCCCTTCTCGGCCATGTCCAGCAGGATTTGCGCCTTGGCCATCGCCTGCATTTTCGTGACACTGCCGGGGTCCGCAACGGGCTGCACGTCCATATCCGCCGCGCCGAAGTCGGCCGCAGGGTCGAACGGCTGTTCCTCATCCAAGAATGCGTTGTATCTCTCGGGCGAAACCGTCTCGGCATTGATCTCGGCGATCAGCGCAAATTCCTGTTTCAGCCCGCGAAACAGCCGTTTGTAGGACGCGGAGAACACCTTGAGCCCCTGCTCGATCAGCGCCATAGTCGCCGTCGCGGTCATTGCCCGTTCGGTCTCGCCGGTCATAATGTCCTTGGTCGAACTGATTTCCTTACCGGCCTCGGTCAGCATTCCCAGCATCGCGAACAGCGTCTGGTCAGGGCCGGGGAACGTCATCGGGACAACGCCGCTGCGAATATCGCCGCCGTTCGTCGGAACCTGCCGCCACTCGCCCGGGCGCATGTTTTTCGCCCCGCCCTTGAGACGGAACTCAGAGCCGATGAACCCGCCACCCAGGCTGGCGTAATGCCCCGCGTCGATCAGCATGTTGAACGACGAATTGACCGCCTCGCTGATGTCGCCCAACAGGATGCCAAGGCCGGTCCCCCAGAATGAGCCGTCCATGCCTGGCATGAGTTGGTAATGCACGAAATACTGGCGCCGCCGGATCTTCTTGATCTCGGTCGGCACGTCCTGCATCTCTGGCCCCATCGGGCCGTTGACCATCTGTTGCCCCATCTCGAACGACACATCGTCCATTCGGAAATCTGGAACCATGCGCACGACTTTCTCGGTCGCGACATAGACCGTCACCACGTAGGGCTCGGGGTAGCCGTCGCCGTCCAGATCAATGCGCGCGTGCTGTTCGATATACTGGCGCGACTTCTGCTTGTCGTCCGGCGCGTCGTCGTAGTCGATTTCGGCGAAGCGGTCGCTTTCCTCGCGCTCCTTGACCTCGTACGGGTAAAGTTCAAGTTCCTCGGTGCAACGAGGAACGTCGGACAGCGCCTGGCAGTTGGCGTTGACGATGAACTTGCCCGGCGCCACCAGCCGCGACCTTGCGCGTTCGCCGTCGAACCACACCTTGCGGAACATGTCGCCAACAATCGGCACCTGCACCAGCAGTTTGTCGGTGTCGGATTCCCACTCC